AGTAATGGTCGCCAGCGTGCTTACAGGCATAACCCGATTCCGAAAGCATGGATTCCGAAATAGCAAGAAGAACTATGTCGAACTGATGATTGCCCGATTGCACACCCAACTTGGTCGTAACGAAGTTGTAATCCGTAATTCTGTACCAAGCACCTTTAACAAGTCGGTTGCTATCACGAAGACTACGAAGATTCGCCCAAGTTGTTTCAATCATTGTTTCTGCCGTCGGGTGAAATTCCTCGAACATATCGTCAATCTGTGACTTGGTGTAGTAGTTGTTTAATGTGCTGTTGTCGACTTTTCCGTTGAGCAGATTGTCTACTTGCCATTTGTTGTAGTAGTTTGACAACTGTTCCTCTGTCACCAAAGTTGTTGGCTCATTGAACTCCCATTCATCACCATTGAGGTAACCGCTACGGCAATTCCTAATGAGAGAGTTCTCTTCATCGTACCAATACTCTTGATAGATACAGTTGTCCGTCCGTTCTACTCTGATGAAGAAACCGAACCCATCCTGATATTCCGTTGCCTTGTAAAACCCTGTTTCGGTAATTGTTGCGATAAAGTTCCAATAATCCCAATCGTAATCCTCGGCATCAAACTCGCCCAGGTCTTCCACCAATTCAGTTATAAACCCACTATCATTAATAAGCTGACTCGTTGATGTTGGAATTATAGGGGTATTTGATAAATCAGAATAATCTCCACTTATAGCAACATCCGCTAATGAATTTTCATCTACTTTATCGTCTAATACGGATTGTAAATCTGATTGATTTGAAATGTTTCCTGTAATACTGCCCCAACTTACACTTCCACTTCTTCCGGTTGTATAAACTACTCCAGCCTCACCTTGAATGTTGGTCAGCAAATTTAAATCGCCATCAATATCGGCAACTAAATCAATATCACCATCAACATTCTGATCTAAGTTAGTATCACCTTGTATTTCAGTATCAAGTAATGTTTGACCATTTACAGATTGTTTTAATTCAACTTCTCCGCCTACTATAACTTTATCATTCATTGATGACCTCATTTATTGCTGATGATGAAATATAAACAGTAATACTATTACCAACCCCTCTGGTACCATCGTTTAGTAACCAGTCTAGACTTATTTTTACATATGTTCCGTCGGTTAATGATAAAGTATCTTCCTGAGTAAGTTTCCATTCAATATAAGAATCACCTGCTGTAGAATCTTCTAACTCCTTGGAAATAACTACTGTACTTGCTTGTCGAAGAATTAATTTAGCAACAGCAATATCTCCAATATTTATGGTAGAAAAGGTATACCGGATAGTTGGGGTTGTTCCTCTTACAATTTCACCGTCTCTCATTTATGCAATACCCCCACTTTCTTCAGGAACTTGCTGAGTAAAAGATAAAACATCTTCCGATATATATTTCAAATCCCGCCAAGATTTAATCTTTTCCAAAACTTCTTTCGCTAAATCCATAGCCCACAGATACATGACACCAATTACTTCAACAGTAGTAATTACTGCATCATTAACTGAAACCAAATTTGTAAGATTCATAGTTAAAGAGAACAAATTAAGTAAATAACAGAAAGCAAAAATACCAACTCCACAACCGAGAGCTTTTAAAATGCCAAACATAAATTTCGGAAAATCAAATCCATTTTCCTTTGTACCGATAACTGTTCCAAAGAAAATGTTTACTGCATACAAGCCTATGACAACAATAACCATAGCGGCAACTACAACTAAATTGCTGTCCCAGGCTTTTTGAAGTAATTCCAGTATTACATCCATGTCCGTACCTCCTATTCTGAATTATATCACAATAAAAAAGAAAAGGCTATTTTATAGCCTTATTCTTCATCTAATTTTCTGTAAACTTCATCTCGGAGCCACTCAAATAGTTTCTCGTCCTCTAGCAATGTTGCATATACATTAGCCTGACCTTGAATCTTATCCTTTACTACCTCTCCAGTTTCTGGATTTACAAACTTAAACCAAGCTCCTGCTTTATCAATGTAACCAAACTTCATCGCTACATCAATCATATCCTTAACCCAATCTACGCCTGTTTCATAGTTAATAGTATAAAATCCAATTCGCCTAGATGGTGGGCAAGATTTATTTTTATGCATACTAACCATAACGATATTGCCGTGAGGATTTTCTGCTCCTCGGCTTAACTCATTTCCCTTTTCATCTATGAATTTTCCCCTACGAAATTCAAGTCGTACCGAGCACATATGTTTCCATGCCTTACCGCCTGGAGTATCTTCCATCGGGAACATTGAGCCAATGACTTCTCGCATCTGATTAATTCCAATCAAAGTACACCTATGCTTATGACAAGCCATCTCAGCTTTTTTAGAAAATCTAGTCAGTGCCATTGAGATACCGCCATATGTTTTCTCACTCGCATCCTTTTCCAATTCCTGCTGAGATACCATAGCTGCCAAACTATCTATAACAACCAAGCCAATTTCATCCGTATCAATAGCATCCAGTATATACTGAAAGATTGTCTCCGCACTCTCCGCCTTTGGCTGGAGCAAATAAATATCATCAATATTTACCCCAATTTTTGTTGCCCAGACTCGGTCAAGAGTATTCTCGCAATCACAATATAATACTTTTTTCCCGGTATCCATCTGCTGATAATTTGCAACAATATCTAATGCTGTAGTAGTCTTGCCTCCGTGCTGCTCACCAAAAAATTCAACTAAAGTTCCTACAGGTAAGCCACCGTATGTACAATAATTCATGCGAGGACTACTAAATGGTATTCTCTCATAATCATACACAGGCAAACCAATGCTCATAATGTTATCCGATTCCTTATTAATCTTTTTAATAAGTTCTTCCATTTTAGTCATACAGCTTACTCCTTATAAATCTAATTTTTAATCCGCTATAACTTTTATTCTCGTCATAATACTCTACATGATAGTCTTTCTTAGACGGCCTGTCATGATTGCAAAAATTAATTATCGTCATATGAGATATTCCCATCTTCCTTGCTAAATATCTGCATGATGGATAAACAATGCCAGTATGCAAGTCAATTACTTTTCTGCCCCTACTAATCGCACTTCTTTTTTTGCAATCAGATATTTTAACTAGTCTCAAACTATACAGGTCATTCATTGTGTAATAGCCATTCTTATTTACAACAGTATAGCCATCAGGAATATCACCTCGGAATACTTGCCATACCAGTTTGTTTAATACAAAGGCTTTACTGTGTATTCTTACTCTAACGACTCTATCCCCTCTACAACTACATCTGGGAAATGCATGTAAATAATAAACCCTTCCGTTTTTATATACCCTCTTTACTCTTCCTAGATCAGAGACCCAGTAACATTCATCATACTGTCTCCACTGTTCCGGATTTTCCATTTTCCTTTACCTCATAATTCATATAGGTTATAATATCCCGCATAACTTCTCTGGATTTCAAGGCACTAATAAGAGGGATGCTGGAATTTTCTATAGATACAAACTCCTTGCATAAATCGTAATCTAGCTTTACTTTTTTCTTCTCTTGTCTGGAAGCATTGTGGTATATTTTGTCAAACTCATTATGGCAGTTAATATCTAACACTAGCATATTAGTAATAGCCTGTTTAAACTTATCCATACTATTCCCCCATTCTAGTTAAAGACTGATCAGAAATTCTCTTAGTAAGCACCTTCTTAACACTGCCCAGTAACTCCTGAGCCGCGTCTACCTTAGCCTTAAGTGTACGATAAGCCCTATTGTAGCAAATACTGACAAGCTGCTCTTGTTGAGACTTACTCTCAGCAATTGTATTCTTATCATCAACTGTACCTTTTTCTAAATCCAAACGAGCATTATTATAAGTTTCTTTATAGAGTGCTTTTGAAATATCATCACGAACTCCAAGCTGTTCACACATGCCGCTAGCATAATAAATATAAGTAGCCATATTATTACTGATATCCTCAAGCTCACTGTCAGTTAGGGGGTGTTCTCCATCCTTTAAACAGCTTCTTACAAAATCCACATAGGCATCAAGGTCTTTCGTATATGGCTTGATAATCTCATCAACGAGCTTATCAATGACCTGAGCATTTTCCTCTACTCTTAATTTTATTTGCCCGATTTTTTCTAATACTTTGCTATCGTAAATCATTGTAAAGTTTCCTTAATGGCTTTTTCATTCCAAGAAAGAACCGCCCCATTCTTATTAGGTGCCAGGTCTCCTTCTCTGCCACATTTAGGGCAAACTACCTTATATTCAATTTCAACATCAGCAAGATTTCCGTTACTAACATATGAAGTTAAAGTACGAACAATATCTAAATCTTTTGCTTCGGCACCACAAGTACAAGGAAGAGCACTGGAATGTTCCAAAACATCTTCCTCCTTATACTCCTCTCCGGAAATCTTCTCACCATCTACAATGACCGTATATCCTTCGGCACAAACACCTTCAATACTACCGTCTTCGCCTTCACCAATCTGTAAAACAACATCGTTTGTCTCTTCATCAACAATAGTCAGAAATTTCATCTCTCCTCCTTATTCGCCCAAATTAAGGCATACCTATAAAAACTAGTCATATCGTAATCAAAGAATACTCGCTTCTTCTTACCTTGTATTATACAACTGCATACTTTATTAAAGTCTTTAACATTGAAACTCTTTTTACCGCATTCCCTATACCTACTCATCTCTGTAGCTGGAACAAATACAGTAATATCTCTATCTACAAACCATATCATGTAACCAGCAACAACTCCCGGTATACTATCAAGCTCAATCAGCTCCTTCCACTGATTATCTGTAATATTAGACCAAGGCAAAGTATTTCCGTGGCAACTCTTACACTCTATACAAAATAGAATCGGTAACTTATAGATTAAGAAATCGCAAGGTGTATGCACCCCAACAAATCCACTTGTACTATCATATAATCGTTGCACATAAGTATGCGGTAACTTCAAAAAGGACTCTTTAATTCTCTCCTCAAAATCTTTACCCCGATTTACAGCCATTAGTCCTCCTTCTGACAAATACTCTTGTACCCGCAGTAAGTACAAGCTCCCTTTGGCAGATTATTGGGTTTTGGCGGAGCTCGGTGGAGTTTAACATATTTATCGCTTTCATCTATCTTCGCAACCATTTCTTGTTTCATGTCATCTGTAACATTCAACATATAAGACTTCATTTCAAGATTATCCCGATTAATGTATACAAAGATAACCTCATCAATATTGAATGCTATAGAGTATGCAGTTCCTTGAGCATAGTGTTCTTCCGCAACACCTTTTCGCATAGTCCATTTGTAATTATTCTCTGTCTTTAATTCAAGAATATAATAGTGATTCTTGTACCGAATAATTCCATCTGTCATAAATGACATATTAAGCAAATTATGATACAACTTAGTCTCCATCCCCTGCTTAAATCTAACTGTCAAATAATCAAGATTTCTGCTTTTTACAAATTCCTCAACATCAACATACTCACAGTCAATCCCATTAAACTTCATCTGATCAATTGCTGTTTGTACTCTTACATGAATATCTGTACCACTATTCAAAATTCCAATCTGAGAATATTTAGGCTCCTGCTCATCACTATCAGCTCCAACTACCTGATAGTACATATTACGGACACACTTCATAGAAGATGGCTTATATGTCCTGGATGGCTTAGTGGCTGCCTTCTTTTCTGTAAGCTCTATGCTTCGTTTTAAATCCTCAAGAAATTCATCTTCGGGATTTAATTTTGAGTTTGCACTATCTATCAATCTGCAAACATTAGTTAAACTTCGTCTCGCCATTACTCTTCATCTAATGCAAGTACTAGAGTAACATCTCCGTCTACCATTTTAATTGCATTATCCTTTCCATAATACAATTCTATCACATCACCTTCCTGAGCTCTAAGCTGAGTACTTAACATATCCACATCAATATAGCACTCAAAATCACCAATAACTGTAACAGCTCTACTATACTCTACTTCCTCTAGGCCGCTCACATTCTTGCTTGTGATAATCAACTTATCTTTAAAAGATAACTTTATCTTATTTTTATCATACTTCCCTACAAACAAATTAAGCCTATCTAGAGAATTAATTAACTCAACTCTAGGTAACAATACCATATATGGGAAATCTTGCTCTAACAAGCCTTTAAGGGCTTCTACTTGATAGTCTCCAATCTCTTTCATCTTTGCACCATACACAACACATGAAGGACTAAAGAACACCAGATTACTTCCTAAATCTAGGATATTGATAGAATCAGAAACAAACACATTAAGCAAATCAACTAACTCTCTACTAAGAAGAACAGGCTCGTCAAACAACTTTAAATCATTGCCACACATTGTATAAGTATCGGTACTAATAACACCTGAATTATCCATATAGTAGCCGGTATAACAAGGAACATCCATTTCTGTAGATAAGGATGGTTTATTATGCAATAGCACTGACTTAATTGAGCCAAGGCTAATGCTCTTGTCAGACACTAAGTCAATTCCCTTTACTGGGTCCGGATATGTAATTAAATTACCTGATTCATCTAAAGGCAACTCAATGTGATAAATACCATTACCTTTAACATCCAGCACTCCATTTACCACATCTAAAGTTACATAATCTGTAGTAATCCTAGAAATTAATTTGCTGAACTGTTCTTGAGGAACTACTACATATAAATCGTAAGTCTTGTCCTCAAGATTCTCTGAAACATACAAGTAATTTGTAGCATCTGTAGTACATAAAGTTAATACTCCGTTAGAGCTATTAATACACATCATACTTGTAATAGGGAGCATCTTGTTATTTCCAGCTCCAGCATTTGCTTTTGATACTAGGTTCTGTAATACATGAGTTTTAATTTTAAGCATTTTTTCTCTCCTTCTTATATTTTTCGCTTATTATTTTTGGTACTGCATTTTCCCAATTAATTAAATGATGAATCCTATAATGGCCGTCGCCCATAACTTTTATCTTTACAAATGATGGACAACACATGACAGTATAGAAACTTTTTCTATATGTTCCTGTTCCTTCATATAGATTAGCCATGCCGCCTTTGCCCTTTGTTTGAGTATCCATCTGGTTTACCATCAAATCTACTATTGTACAAAATAATGTACCACGACTTCCCTCTAAGCAATAAGTATTCACATCTTCATTTATTCTACCGTTAAATGTAAATGGTCTATCAACATCACAAATAAAAGAGTTCATCGCTTTCCGTAGAAATCCCTTCTCATAGTTAGAGCCGTGTAAACCACCTATGAAATCTCCACCCTGAGCAAATGCTATTGTAGTAATAATTTTAGTGCTGTCAAAATACTCTAGTGTATATTCAAATGCCTTATCTAGATTTACTGGATATACTAGTTTAAGTTTTTCGTCTTCTCCAAACCTATATTGAAACTCTATATAATCGTCATCTAACTCTATAAAATATTTTACACCGAGTTTTCTTGCTAAATGAAAACACGCATTACGAGCATATACTATACACCTTCTATCCGTATCATTATCCATTTCATCAAACTCTTTCGACATCTCTTCCTTGCTGAATAATAACACATGTGATTCACCGAAGTTATCTTTATATGCCTGAATGCATTTATCCTCATCGTCTAAAACTATATACCAATTATCTTTTGTGTATCCGTATTTCTTAAGAGCCTTGTATGTTTTACAATCATCTGGTTTCTCATGACAAATTATGAATACCGCAAAGTTATCCAATAAACTATTTTCCACGAACTTCCCTACTTTCCTTGATAAGTTCTTTCATCCTCTCAGTAAGTTTTACATACCCATTTCTAATAGCATCGTCCACATCAATTATAACTAGACCGGACTCTTCCATTAATTCCTGCATTTCAACATCACTGTGAGCATAATAATCCGCAATATTTGCATAGTTAAATACAATATGTCTACTAGCAGCTAGCCGCAAGAATTTCTTTTCTTCCTCACTAACTGAGGATTCATTAATATGCTTTAACAACTTAGAATATTTATCATAATTAACTAAACTGTCAACATGTGGCTTTGCATCTTTTGGATTATACTGTGGAATTTTAATAGACCTGGAATACTTAGTATCGCCATCCATTAATTTCGGTTTATCTACTTTTATTAGTGCCATTAGTTTCCTCCTATAAATATTATATCACACATTTCAACTTAAATCAACTTCTTGCTACTTGTAGCTCTGTATTTTTCATCAATTATTTTCGGAGTAAAGTTTTTATATGGAATATTAGGAATACATTTTCCTATATCAATGCCACCGCATATAATTGATTTTTGTTGTATGTATTCGGACATGGACATACTACCATAACTGTCTTTTGTGGTAGCTGGTTCTCTACATTGAACCTGCAACCCAAAAGGACATACTGACATTTTGCCCACCATATTGTTATAGAGAATAATGGACATATCCTCCATCATAGAAGCTTTGTACGGCTCAAGCTGCTTATCAATATCATAAACAAACATATTTCCAAATCTAGTACAGTAATTTCTTGCCTGTGATTTATTCACCCCGATATAGAAACTACTCGCAGGTGGTCCGACAATATATATATCATCACTAGACTTCAGTAAGTTTATATACATGTCCATAAAATCATCAATTCGGAATTTTGATGTTCCAGCTATTTTGCCATCACTATTAACATATCGCATGTCAAATGACTTTATGTCGTCGAATAAATATCCAATATACTTATAGCCAAGATTTTCTGCAAAATCATTTACAGCTAACCTAGAGTATGTACAAACTTTATGTGTTTTATCATATATTCCCAGAGCATCAACTAAATCCAGATAATTATTTTTATCAAAAACAAGAAGATTATCATACTCCAGGTATTCCGTAAACTTTGGGTCATCTTGACCTATAACTATATAAATTGGGTACTCCGCTCCTCTATCAATGAGTGCTTTATATGTAGGGATAAGTTCCGGCTTACCATAGCTGGCTATAAAATAAGCGAAATTATTTTCCCTCATCAACTACCTCTTTAACCAGCTCCTCATATTTATTAAAATACTCAAATAGACCAGTTTCAATAGCTCGTTTATCATCAACTATAACTAAATGCAACTTCTCTAAGTACTCTTTCATGTGCTGGTCTGCACTAGCATAATAATCAGCGAGTTTATTATACTTAAACTCAATTTGACGAGAAGCGAGAAGAGATAGAAGATATTTCTGATTGGAGGGCAACAAATTATCACTGGCAATTTCATCAATTATCGCTTGATACTTTTCTAAATTTATACAATCCGATAACTGACTACATTTCTTTGGTACATAATATGTCATACATCTATCTCTTCTCCATACCACTCATAAGAACATGCGACATCACATTTAATTGGTATGTCCAGTTTCTCATAAGCTGCTTCTTCCATTAATTGGGCAAATCTTTCTTTACAGATTTTTGCATTTTCTTTAGGACATTCTCCGATCAACTCATCATGCACAGGAATCAATAATTTGAATCCCCAATCTGCCAACTGTCTATCTGTTCCTACTTTAATCATAGCCAACTTAGACATATCAGCTGCTGACCCTTGAATCCTCGCATTGACACATTGTCTCTCTGCATCTGCAATCTTCTTGGTATTGTCTACAATCCAAATACCTTCCTGGTTTGCTTCTTCAAATATCTGTCTTTTCTGACTGCCCCATGCTTTATTTAATTTGCTTAAATATTTTCTCTGCAAAGCTTGAGGTACTTCATTCTCTGCTTCACTATCAAAGTCAAGAGCATCTAAATCTGGAGCTACTCCATCTTTCCACTTAAACTCATACTTAGGTAATTGCAAGTCGAATAATCGCCTCTTTCTTCCCCATAGAGTAGTAACATATCCCATTTCACGAGCCATTGTCTTACTATCTGACTCAAACTTAGGAATAGCCGGAAATCCCTTAAACACCTTGTCTTTAATAACCTGAGCTTCTTCAGTAGAACATCTTAATTGCTCCGCTATACTCGGAACACCCCTACCATACAAAACACCTAACAATATGCTTTTAGCCTGAGTTCTTCTAGACTTACCTTCCTTGTTTGTTTCGGTAGTACCTGGATAAAACTCAAGACAATCTTCATAAGGCTTGTTAAATGCCACTGCTGCTATTTGAGCATAAAGGTCTTTACCTTGACGGTAGGCTTGTAACATACCCTCATCTCCACACATCTGTGCCATAACTTTCGGTTCTTGTTGTGAATAGTCCGATGACATTAGAATATATCCATCTTGAGCAGTAAACATCTTTCTAATATCTTTGTTATGGCTTGGAATCTGTTGAAGATTTGGGTTTTCACAACTCATTCTTCCTGTATCTGCTCCATATTGATTTAAAGTACAATGAATCTTACCATCTTTCTTAACGGCCAACGGTAACTTACTTATAAATGCTTCAATTAATTTTGCGAACTCTCTATAGTCTAGAATTACCTTAGCGATAGGTAAATCAATCCTTTTCAATATTTCTTCGCCTGTCCCTCTCGGCTTTTTCTCATCTATAACTCCTACTTTAAGAATGTCATATAATAGAATCGCCAACTGAGAAGGTGAGCCTATATTAATTGGGTCGTCAAGTTTATTGTCTATATTTACTTGTCTATACCTATCAATCTCCGGCTTATACTTTTCAAGTTCTGTATAAAAATCTCTTAGTTTCTCTTCCAATAAAGCATTGTACTTTACCGCCAATTGCTTATTATACTCTAAATCAAAGGTTACTCCGTTGTCCTCCATATCACATATTACTTCAATACACGGCATCTCAATATTGAAAAATACATCAGCTATTTTTCTCATATCTTCTCTTTCGCTATCTAGCCTTAAATATTGACTCTGGAACTGGTACAACTCATAAGTTATGATAGCATCATGTGCCGCATACAAGTAAGCATACTCAATAGGAACAATGTCGAATGAAGTACCCCTAAACATTGCCTCGTAACTGAAAGCATCTTCCTGACCATCTAACACATACTTTCTATGTAATGCCTTTAAGCCGTTATTACCTACACCTTCATTTTCATTTAATAATCTAGCTGCTATATAACAATCCCAATAACACTCAAGATATACATCAAGAGAATGTCGTAAGACTCTTAAGTCAAAGTTCGCATTAAACATGATTACTTTAACATCTCTTAGCCGCTCAAATTGTTCATGAAGAACGGGAATAGATAATTGGTCAGGCAATTTTTCCATAGTGATATATGATATATGCCCTACTGGAATATATGCTGCCTTCATGTTAGGAGTATATATACACAAACCAACGAGCTTATCATCAATCGGGTCTAAGCCTGTGGTCTCTGTATCAATTGATATAACATCATTTTCTATGCACTTATCTATATACTGTGCAAGAGTATCCTCATCTCTTATCACAATATATTCATCCCGAAACTTGCCTAAGTTTCTGTCTACCATTACCTTGATAGCATCAATCCTGTCAAGTACACCACTAGTTTTTTTAATTGGGGCAGACTTGGAGTTTGACTTTTTGGCAATGTTTTTGTCAGCTTCTTTTCCAGCTCGTTGTGGGATATTAAACAAAGGCATTAGAATACTTCTCTACCAGTAGCTGGTGTCCTTCTAGCAACCTGAGTTGCCTGTGTAGTAGATGATGACTGACCATTAGTTGGGAATGAGCCATAACTTAAATAATGCTCCATCTCCGCCGGAGTTTTGTCTAAAACTAACCCGCCAACTACTTTTGGCATTTCATCAACTAAATCAGTAATTTTTGTTCCATCTGGAACCTTTCCAACTGATGGCATAATGTCATAGAATGTTTCCTTGCTGCCCTTTGCGCCATGTCTCTGAATTTCAAATTCCTGTTCAACAAGATGAGGGTATCTCGCACATAATGCAGATAATCTAGCAAACATTTTCTTTCCTCTTTCCCAGAACTTGACCTTACCATCATCAACATCATAGACCGGGATAAATGCCTTGACCTGCTGTCTTCTCTGAGCTTTGCAGAAAGGACAATTATCAATTGGCTCATTATATGCTCTAAGGCAATTAACATATCTCTTCTTGCCATCAACTTCTACTTCATGAACCGCATATCCCTCAATGTCTTCCGCTGTGTCATAAAGGAATCTTACTTTCTTAATATCCCCGTCATTTGGGATAGAAAAGAAACCTGAACCTCCCTGACCGCCATAGTGTTCCGCTTCAGTGTAATTGAATCTAGCCATTATCTTTTACCTCCTTTTCTAGTTTCAATAGTCTGTAAGTTTTTCATTTTTTGTTTTCCTCCTTCTTACTGTTAGACTTTTATAGTAGGCTTACATTGTAAGCACTCAATATCTTAATCTAATAACATTATATCACACATTCTAGAAAAACTCAACAAGATTTTCAAACTCTTCTCTAGAAAGTTCATTTATATCTTTTCGCCCCTCTGGCAAGATATACTCCGTAATAATCTTATTTGTTACATTCTTCCTAATTCTACCTCTTGCTTTCATCCCAGCTTCATCATTGTCTGTTGCAAGTATTAATTTTCTGCATGGAAGCTCTCTTAGTTGTTTAAACTGTAACTCAGTACCCAATCCATTCATCGCAACAGCATACTTGCCATATACCCAACAAGTCAATGCATCCAGCATACTTTCGCATACAATAACCTCACTTGGCATAAACAATGGGTCAGAAGTATACAACTCATAGATACCATACAGTGGTTTCTCTGCTCCCGCAGGATAGTTGAAATATTTATAATTCACACTTCTTCTTGCGATAAACAAAGTTTTACCTCTAATGTCACGAATTGGAAATGTGATACATTCCGTTTTCTTATCGTACCCAATGTCAAACAACTCAATAATTTCATCCGTCAATTTTCTCTTATACATGTACGGATGAATATAACGATAACTATCTAGTTCTTCTTCGGAAATATAAGTCTTACTAGGTTTAATATAATTGTTGTCAAGACCACTGACCCTAGAAATAATGCATTTATCGCCCATACCATCTTGGTCGCGCCCCAAATCCAATTGAACATCTTTTCTCTCCTCCACTTCTACTGTTAAAAAATTCTTCAATAACCAATTCCATCCAAATGCTCCATAATCATCTTTGCCAAAACAATTACTGATTACTTCTGGTAACCCATGAGTTTCACCACAAGTGAAACAATGAAAAGTTCCATCTGTCTTTAAAAAGCCGGCACTTGGCTTTCTCTCTTGGCCGCCCTTATGATAAGGACAGCAAGTCATAACATTATTGCCGCTATCTTTTATTTCTGCAAATAAATGAATACCATTTAAAGCAAGCTGCTCTCTAAGCTCTTTTAGTATATCAGACATTTCTGCATTAAATAATGTATCATTAATTATCATCTAAAACAGCCTCTTTCCTTTTTTAGTTTTTAAACGATAACCTATTCTTCTATATTCATCATACACAGGTTTCCAAATATATTCACACTGCTTTTCTTCATTCGGTAAATAATTATGTAGTACCTCTAACTCTTTCCTTAAGTTAATGTTATACGGACATCCTTTACAACCAGTTCGCTTAAAGTTGTAGGGTGGATAATATAATTCGCATAATTGTATATTATACTTTTGGATAAACCAATCTTCCCACTCATCTGTAACTTTAACAAGTGGGTGAAACTTTCTAATACGCCCATTCCTAAATGACAGACAATTCAACTTAGTTCTTTCGCCACCTTCACTTGTTCTCATACCTGTAATTGCTATTCTTCTCTTTGCAACTTTTTCATAATCGTGAAATGGATTTTTCTTAAACTCTCTGCAACAAAATTCACTAACCTTTAATTTAAAATCATCAGTAAATTGATACTTCAATTTAGCCGGACAAGTAAAATCATCGTTGCTCTCTACATAATCCACAACACTCTTAGCCCTACTACCACTCTGCCACATTCTCACCTTTGAAGAATGGTCTTTTGATTTGAACGGATAGCCTACATCTTCCAAAGTATCACGAATATTCTTTCTGGGATAAATAACTATAAATCTATCATCCAGTTTACTTATCTCACGAACATATTTGACAATGGCATTATACTCAATACCTGTATTAGAAAATACTCTTGGTATCTTATTTCCAGGTAATGCCATATCCAACAAATAATGAGTTACGGTAGAATCCTTGCCGCCACTAAATGATAAGTAAAATCTATCCTGGCCGTATTTATTTATAGTTGTTTTTATGGCTTCTATTCGGTCATATAGTATAAGTTCATTATCCATCACTCGTCCTCATAATATATTCTATATCTTCGCCTAACTAAAGTTCCATTTTTTACTGCCTTGCTTACTGTAGACTTTGTAATATCTAGCCTATCACATACTTGCTTTACTGTCCCATAAATGACTAATTCATCAGTCTCATTATTGTACACATAATAGTAAGCATTCCTCATTCTTCGTCCATGTTCTGTTGAATCCATCTCTTCTGTATTCTCCTAAATTGCTTTCTATTCTGTCTCTTATACCAGTTCCATAATTTTGGATTATTGCGAACCCAACAAGCATACTTCCTGTCAAACTTATCCTCAAATGTAGACTTTTTAATGTTGTTAGAATACATCTGTTTTGTCCGCATAAGTCTTTCTCACCCTGTCAATGGCTTCTACTTTCACTTCTCTCGGTGTAGCATCATCTTCTGATGGTATCCAAGTAAACTCTCCTTTATCAATATCCCAGATATATTTCAACTTACCTCCAACTGGACCAAATCTCTGCTTCTTAATGCCGATTTCAAGTACATTGTCTACCAACTGCCTAATAGACAATACCTTACTTGCATTATGAGAAATGCCATCACTATCTCGGATTGTCTCAAGCTCTGGAGTTCCATTTGGCTGATCACTGACTCCTTGTCTATTGGCTTGTACCACAACAAGTACTGGTATCTTCAGCTCCATAGACAAGCTCATCAAATCTTCGCTTATATTTGTTAGTGTGGTAGTAGTATTATCGCCTCGTTTGTATCTCTCATCGGTCAAATACTTAATACCATCAATGGCTATAAAATCTAATTTATACTGCTCAACCCACTTCTTGATTTTAGAAACTGTAATCTTTTTGTTAAAATCTAACGGTGTTGCCACAATAAACTTATGAGGATTATGAGACAATTCATCTATATACTGCTTATAGTTCTCTTCATCAATCTCTCCCTTACCCCACATAAGTCCTCGGTTTGAATAGTTATGATATAGAGTATCAAACCTATAGCCGATACTGCTTGCACTCATTTCTGGAGAGATATATCCTACATTAAACCCAAGCTGCCAAATATGTGTCGCTATCTTCTCACTGACCCAAGACTTACCTTGATTGACTCTTGCAAACAATACCACAAGTTCTTCGCCTCTCTGTATCCCATGAATCAAATCATCTAACTCTTCAAACCCGCTTGTAAAATACCAACTGTCTTGATTATCTTTCCGAGATAAAAATTCCTCATACCTCAATGAAGCCTGAGAAATAATGTTTACCCCGCCCAAATCATAATTAGGACTTAAGGTCTTTGTAGCATTTATCATGTACTCAGCTGCTGCATTTGCATCTGTCTTAAGTAGCTGTGCAATTTTTTGTACAATTGGTACTGACCTATAATACAAGTATTCTTCTTTTAAGGTATCTACCAAATATTTGTCTGACTCTGCTACCTCTACTAATTCTATGTTTGGAAAATTAGATAAGAAAGTTGCCTTATCTGGAACATTGCCATATTGCTTATAATGATTCTCAATAAAATTAAATTCATCACGATAGCCCTCAAAATAATCTTCAGTTAAAAGATTATCTTCAATAATGCTATTATTTCCAGTAGATAATACCTTAGATATAATCTGTAAACTAACCATTATCTTCTGTCCTTTCCTTCAAACACTATAATCTCTGATGTATTCACAATTCTACTTGTTAGTTTTACTCCGATTGCCTTTTCATAGTCTTGAGCATCGACTGCATTACTTGTAAAGATATTTGCTTTCTTTGATAAGATTCTCTGATCAATATAACTTAATAGCTGACTATAGTCATACTGACTTAACCCAGTACTTGCTATATCATCCCAAACCACCAAATCACTATTCAGTAGCCTATTTTTATCATCCTCGCTTAATGGGTTATTAAAATCCTTTAACTTAAGAAGCAAGGTAGGAACATGAACGAATTTTCCTCTTACCCTAAATCCATTTCCAGCCCACACCTCATTAAAGTATTTAAGCAGCAACTTTATCGCCCATGTAGTTTTACCATTTCCTGTAGTATTACTACAAATCAATAAATTACTACCGCTAGAAACAAACTCAAGGATATTATCTTTGATTTCCTGTAACCTCATATATTTATCATAGTCTACAGTAGCTTCCAACTTTGGTGGACTCTGTAAAGCATATGGTATATCACTATTCGCAATTAGATAACTCATTTCTAAATATCTAATACAGCTAGGTGTACATTCCTGGTTACATACATCTTTATACCAACATTCATTATTCATTAAAAGTAACCCCGCACATCTCCATCATCTTCCTGACTACAAGTCATTCCTTTATACTCGCCAAAATTATTTTTGGTATATCTACTATTTAATTCTACAAAAGTACCCCACCCTCTTTCAATGCTCTGCTCAACAATTTTTATTTGAGTATTTACATCGGATGATAAACTAGATAGTTTTTTCAGCAAACCTTTCCACTGTCCAACCCCATATATTGGCTTATCCTTCATGGAAAGTCTGAGTTCTAAATATTTAAGCAATGATTCTCGTAAACCTAAATTCAAGGTAAAGCTCTCCGTCTCTAGTTTACACTTTTTCCATAAACTAAGATTTTTTGATTTTTTAGTAACAGATATTAATGCCATATAATTCCCCTTCAGATGCTTGCATCTGTATTTTACTTATATATATGAAATATATGTAAGTAAAATAGATTACTATTTGCTTATTACTTTTTGTTACCAAGTTTTGGTAACATAGATTACCAATTTTTGGTAACCTTAAGAGTTTAGAATTTCATACAGTTTTTCTTGATGTATCTTGAAATATCTTTTAGCTGGAAGCCCCATTACTTTAGTTTCAATAATACCTAATTTTTTAAGTTTATCTATACAGGAATTTTGAGTACTTCTCGGTATTGTAGTATTGTGTTCAATATTTTCCATTGTGCTGAAAAAATACTCATCATCAACTAATTCATTTTTATTTGCCCAGTACTCATATTCTCCGCATAGTTCTCCTAAGATTATAGAACACTTAATGCCGAGCTTGTTAGCTAATGTTTTATTAACAATTATATAATTAGTGTTTGCCAGTAACTGAATTAACTTCATACTCCTCCTTGATAATAAAAACTCACTACTCAATTAGTGACGGCTAATTAAGTAATGAGTTTTTCCATTGATTGGTGCTGTATGATTGGGTTGTTCCGTCACACAACACCAATCAATGACCTGAAAGAAAGTGATGACTGCAAGATACTAACACCTTGACTACTAATATTATATCACACCTTTTATCTCTTGTCAAATGTATTTACTATTTCAGCTATTTGATTGTCTACTACCTGATTCAAGTCATCAAATAACAAAGACCACTCTGTATGCACATCTACATCTTCCATATCCGGAATACTTCTTTCTTCCGTACATTCAATGGTGTAAAAATTATCTCTTATTTTTACTGAACTTCTGCTTGTGGCTACTATTCTTGTGGTTTTGCCTTTTTGCTGGTACATGTTCTTCTCCTTTCCATACTTTATACCCTAATTTCTTAGCACATTTGGGACAGAGAATCATCCCATCATATCCGTGACAACCTTCTTTATAGGTATGACAGCTGTCACACTCATCCTTCCACTTCTTCATCTCTTACCTTTGTTACTCTCAGCGATTCAATAATTACAGTTTTCCTGCAAGCATCCATTTTCTTAAGAACACTATTGGGTACTTCGTTATGATAGATTGCATTCTCAAGAGCATCCATGTCGACAACCTCAATAGTCTTAACACAATTATCCAAGCCGTTTTTCTTAAGAATAGTTAGTAACATATCCTCGTCCATGTTTTCTTTTTTAGAAGTGATATATTTAGCTTTAATGCCAGAAACCACAAAGTCTGAAATATCACTATCTCTCATTATGTCCTTGATTTTGGCTTTTTCTTCATCACTGATCATTTTATATCTTTTCATCTGTGAATCATTGTAATAGAATGCTCTGACTAAATCTTCTAATAGTTCTCTGTTCTTCTTTCTTAGTGTCATAGTTTTTTCTCCTTATTTTTCAAATAGTTCTTCAATAGTTTCATCTGGATGATAAATGTGTATACGAGTCCACCCATTTCTTTGGAACACTGTTTCCTTGATAGTTGTAACCGTGTTGCCGTCCTCATCTAAGTAGGAGTCGCCATATTCAAGTAAAACAGTTTCTCCTTCTGGTGTAACCCCATCAACACACCACTCGTCGCCCAAGATTAGTTTCAGCTCTTTATATGCCGTCATCACTTCACCCTTTCTTTTTAGCATATTTTTGTGTAACAGCTCCAAGAATTCCGTTTCTTCCTTTTGGGAGCTTCTGCTTAAATTCAATAAGTTTCCACATATCTTCCTGGTGCCAATATCTACACTGCCTATCCCCATTTTGAATAAAATCCGGCAATAGTTTAGAGTATTCATCGCTTGGCTTTAATTTCTTAAATGCATACCAGTGATTAATGGTATTTACTGAACATCCCAATAGACAAGCAACTTCCTGGATTTTCAATAACTTCTCTTCCACTTCTACCTCCTCTATAAACATTATATTACATGTTTAATTAAATGTCAACTATTTTAGTTAATCAGGTATTCTACCAGTTCTTTGCCTTCAAGCTGTTTACCATCAACTATAATATCTGACATTTCCCCCTTAGCTTTAACTAAAGAGTTTATCCGCTCATCAATTGTATCCTTACATAACAAGGTATAAATAGTTATATTTTCATTAGTGCCTACTCGGTGGCATCTATCTTCGGCTTGGTCTTTAAGTGCCTTATTCCACGGCTCATCCATAAATATCTCAACTGTTCCAGCTGTCAATGTTAAACCAGTACCCATTGCCCCGATTGTTCCTATAATAACTTTACAGTAGTCATCCTTTTGAAAAGCTTCGACATAGTGTTGTCTATCAACCTCTTTTGTTTCTCCTGTAATGCTACAATAATGATAGCCCTTTTTAGATATTCTTTCTTTTACGGCATTTGTTATTTGAGTCCACTGACTAAATATAACAACCTTTTTTCCATTTGCTATAGCTTCGTCCACAAGTTCATCCATTCTGTCCAACTTGGCACTTTCTTGGATGGTACTTGATAAGATTCCTGTGTACCCAGTAGCTTGTCTCAATCTAATAAGTTCTGCCAATGGGTTAAATGACTGAGCTATTTTATCTATATTCATTGAAATTTCTGCTCTTACTTCCTTATAGATTTGAGCCTGTTTAGGTGTCATCTCTACATACTCATCTATGTGTAGTTTTTCTGGTAGGTCTAAAACATCCGCCTTTAATCTTCTAAGCATTATCTCATTGAGTTTTTCCTGAAGCTCGTCTAAATATCTATAGCCAATAACTTCGTATCCACCAAAGCCGCCCATAACACAATAGTGCATTTTAAATGAGTAAAAAGCATGGTCTTCGTAACCAAGCCACTTTAAAGGCACATACAAATCCAACGGAGAGTTCATTAGAGGTGTTCCCGTCATGGCTATTCTACACTCGGGTAATATCTTTAAAAAACCCTTTCCTTGTTGAGATGTGGGATTTTTCATTTTGTGTACTTCATCCGCAACACACATATTGATTTCTTTAGCTTTAATCTTTTTAACCAGCTCGTCTACAATAGTTTTATCGCGCAGGCTTTCTACATTGGTAATAAGAAAGAATGCATCTGGTAAGTTCTTCACATCCTCCAGCTTATCCTTGTTTCCGCCTATAGTGATTTTTCCTTTTTTATTCCTTTCCCCGAGGACATGTGACTGTTCATTTGAGTGAGTGTTGATTTCATTTTTCCAGTTCCACTTCAAGCCGTTGACTCCGCAAATAATTAAACAATGTTTATAACCGAGTGATTGTTTCTTAGCTACAGCTATATCAATTGCCTGCTTAGTTTTACCTAAACCTTGTTCATCGCCTAAAAGCCACCTGTCATGCTTAATACCATAATTAAACCCCTCTAATTGATGTTGAAATGGTTTTGTTTTGAATACAAAGTCATTTGAGGGCATTTTTAGGCTCATAGAGAGACATTCTTTATCCTCATAAACATTTACTTCATAATTTGAAAACCTTTCTCTAAGGGCTTCTAATTGGCTTATAGGCAATTCCCACTCTTTAGTGTCGGGATTGTAATACCTAACACTAAAAGAGCGAACAATGTTCAGTATGTAGTTATCAAACTTAAAGCTGACATAAACTGACCTTTCACTATTACATCTTGTAGGTTTTGCTATTCTCATAGTTATCATACAAACATTATATCACATGTTTTGAAAAAACACAAATAAAGGAGCATCTCTGCTCCTTATAAATTAAGAGTTTTCAGCATATTTTTAATTTCATCTCTTTCTAGTTGTGTATCTGTATTTCCATACAATGTTGCCAGAAACTCTTTAATTTCTCTACATACAGTTTTTACACTTAGTTGTACAGCCTCTTGTGTTATTTCATTTAACTCATAAGATACCTTTGGCTCCGAAATATACATTTTTTGAGCTATTACTGTATTACTTTTATCTTGAGCTCGCAAGTTAAAGTATGTCAGCTCTTCATCTGTAAAATTGCAAAGTTCTCTAAACATATCTAATTCCGGTTTAGTAAAATCTCTGATTAATGGTAGCTTTTTATCCTCTTTCTTTGACATGGGTTTTTCAACTATTAATATCTACGATAATTGATTGCAGCTTAGTTAATTCTTGTTTCATTGAATCTGTATGATTACCATATACAAGATGTTGCATGAGCAGTAACTGAGCTTTGAGACTATTGTTCAATAACTTTTGCTGAGCTTTAATGTCATTGGATAAGTCTTTAACTGTTTGTGCCTGTGTATTTACTTTTTCTTCTAAGTCTTTATATGGCTTATTAACAAGATTAATGAATGTAATAATAGCTGTAATTGCACCCAAAATCCATAAAACATCTGTCAAAGTAAGAGTCGCCTGCATATAATTTTCCTCCTTTCTGTACTTTTATTATACCATAGTTTAGTTTGTTTATGTTTTCCTATACTTTTGGATTTAAGTATATATATACAGCACCCTGCTCATTTGCCGTATAATAATTATATACTCCACTTGTATCTGTCGAATTCATTTTAATATTAGCTGTTAAAGTTCCATTAGTAGCATTATAGGATTTAGTAATTGTTGAAGTTCCACTGCCACTATCAGAATATGCATATGACTGATGATAATAACTATTACCATGAGCCGGAGAAGCAGCTGAAATAATTAAGAAATTATCATTAGTAAAATTCCTATACTCCCCATAAGAAGTAACGGAAATAGTTCCATTAACACTGCCCAAGTTTATTAAATTTTCTGTTTTAACAACTAAAACAGCCGTCACACTTCCAGTTCCTCTAACACTGTTATCATGCCCTTCTTTAATGGCATTATATGCAGTTAAAATCCCAGTAGATGAATTATAAGATTTTACTAGTTGAGCCTGAAATCCCCAACTTCCTGCACTACCGCTTCCGACTGAAATTGTTCCAGTACCAGAAGTTCCACTAGCTGTATTTGCAGCCATAATAAAGAAATTATTTGCTGTAAGTTCATCATATTTGGAATAAATAGAACTAACATCAAAGGAGGTGCCAGTACCTAAATTAATTACTTTGGAATTTGACCAGATTTCCTGAGCCCCAATATAAATATTTTGGAGTTCTGTAGATCCGTCAAATCCCGATTCAATCTCAGAAGCACCTAAATAAATTGGCATTACTGATCCTCACCAAAATATAAATCAAACTGCTCCTGAGTTAATTTACCACTTTCAAGCATCTGATATGCATATGAAAGCACCTGGGATTTCAATCTTTCTGGAACTCGGTCAAATGTAATTTGTCCTGTAACAATTCGGTTGTAATAAATCTTATACATTATTATTCTCCTCCTAACATTTCATACAATTCACATACAGCTGCTTCCAAATCTTCTAACCGTTCTTCAGTTGATGGAACTGGGTCAACTTCAATATAACTATAAATCAGAGTATTGGAACTCTTTGATTTAGTGTAACCGTCTACCTCATCTCCGTCCACTAAGAAATAATCATCTGATAACTTTAATGTATAAGTTTTAGTCCAGTTATCCTGAGCCAAAATCTCTTTGGTAATTACTCCATTCCTACTAACTGAAACATTAACCTGGTTAGGTCTTGCTTTGTGAATGTTATCATCATCTTCCCATTCAATACCAATAGTTACTGTTTTAGTAGGTTCAACGGACCCGTCGTTAGAAAATTTAATTCCGTCAGCTTCTATAGAATAAATAGTAGTGTAATCACTAAAATCACCAAGCTGTACATCATTTTCCGTATAAGTCTTGAAACCACTTGTATTCTTTGGAATGCCGTCTCCGATTATTTTAACCACATTATTCTGCACTCTACGGAATTTAACATAATAACCCTGATTGCTATCTAAAAACTTAACCTTAATCATTTTAATCCTCCTTAACCATATAAATAACAGTATCATCATAAGAAGATAGCGCCGCATACTCACTCTCCGTTAAAACTACAAAAGATTTTCCATCTGCTAAAGCATCACTTATTCTGCTCTCCAGATTGTTCATGTTAGTCGCATTAAATGCATCTCCTTCAACTGATACTGTTCCTTCATTTCTAGTAACAGTAACCACCTGCTCAGCTGAAGTTGTAGTGTCCGTTAAAGTTCGTCTATTTATGTACTCACTAATTCGGTCTGTCCAAGTTTTTACTTCATATGCCATTTTAATCCTCCTCTATATATAATTATATATTAAATTAAGAAATTATTGTTACACATTAAGTCAATACCTGCAAAATAATAATCTTTTGTTTGTAGTATATCATAAATATCTCGCAAAGTTTTTTCTATAATGTTCCACTTCTCATAAGTATTTAATGGTTGATTGGGAAGAGGCGGTGTTTCCGCATAAGTCATCCAGGCATCCTTTACTAGTCTGACATTATTTAACATAATAGCATACCAAGGTGCAGTTGGTATATCTGGTACTGACTGTTCAATTATAGAAACATTTAATTTTTCTGCTAAATAAGTTGTAATTGCAACTATCCTGGTTAAGTCATTCTTATTTAATGCTCCCTTTAAATTAGAGTTCCATTCTATTATTTCTGCTTCAGTTGCGCGATTAAGTTGTAATTGATTATTTAAGTATTTAACCCTATCCACATCTTCTTGAGTTCTGTCATAAATAAATTCAATTACTTCTTCAAAGAAAGTTGTAATTGTTATATCCCAATTTATGCGTAAGGTTAATGGAGATTCTGTATAAACTGAATGGTTAGGATTAACTTCAAATTTAATAAACCTACTTACAATTCCCGGTATAGCCGTAAATGTAACTAGATTCCTGTCATTTGAATCTCTAATATACGACATTGAGCCATCACCTCTTATTATTGAAGTAATCTCATATATATTTTCAAATCTCGCTTCAATTGTTACATCATCTGTCGGTGTGTAAGTATAAGGGTTGTTTAAAGAAAGTAGAACAGAATTGATATACCACCCTAAAAACTGTGCATTTGCATTAGGTGAAGCAGATAATATAACATCATGCCCACTCGACGTATATGAAGCACTACCTAATGTATTGTCATATGTAAGAGTTATGTTGTAGTTGACAAAGAAATTGGCGATTACACTTGAGTTTGCACCTAATGTAAATGTTAGTGGATTATCAGTAAGAGTGAAATCACCTAACTCATTTCCCGCAACA